CGGGTACGGGGACGGGTACGGGGACGGGTACGGGGACGGGGACGGGTCCGGGTACGGGGACGGGGACGGGTCCGGGTACGGGTACGGGTACGGGATATAACGAAAGGAACTGAAATGGCACAAAGACACAAGCACGCTGACCTGATAATCGAGTGGGCGAATGGGGCAGATATTGAATATTTTGATCATAGTGGAAAATGGGATTCAATCCCTACTCCATCATGGGATGAAGATAAAATGTACCGACTGAACGACCCATACCGAGAGCTTAAAGATGCTTATTTGGCAGGTAAGGTGATCCAGATAAAAGACGGAGGTGAATGGGATAATATAGATTGCCCACTGTTTAAAGCGCCCGCATCAGATTACCGCATCAAGCCTGAGCCAGTTATCACGACTCACCGAGGATCGTTTTGCCATCGGATCGACGGTGAAATTGTTGCGACTTACCACAATGGGGTAATAAATAGCGTAAAAATGTTCGATGACTAACCCAAATAAAGCAGGCCGCCCACCAAAGGGAACGCCCAGCAAGTCCGAGAGAGCCGCCCGGCTTGCTGATGATACCGGCATGACGGACAAGGCATGTGCAGCGCTTCACGGGGTCACAGGTTGCGCAGTATCAACATGGCGAAAGAATCATCAAACTAAATGCGGAGTATGCGGAAAATGAAAAACAGCGAATTTTGGAAGATGCGCATGGCATTCAACAAGCAGTTCGGGCAGACAATGCAAATGACCGGCCACTGTGTTTTATCGGTGCAGTTTTATATAGGATGGAACTGGTCGGCTGACATTGCGGAAATTCTGAACCGGAGCACATCGAATGCCTGAAATTACCTATGATTTAGCCAAAGAAAGAATCGAAGCGCAGATTATGAAGCGATTCGCATCCAAAACATTCACAAGCCGAGATATTGAGCATAATGTTTTCACGCTGGCACAAATTGCTAATACGATGCGGGTGATGGAGCGGGCGGGGAAGATTACTAGGACAGGGGAAATGGTTAGTCTTGGGTATGGGAAGCCGTTTCCGATTTACAAGGTAAACAAAAATCCTGTTCCGGTCGTTACCGCATACAGCCACATTCGAGAGAAGAAGGAAACTATCCGGCAGCGTGAATCAACAGAACTGCGCGCTGGACTTGAATTGCAGGATATAACTGCCAACTGGGGAAGGAGTACACATGCCTAAATTGATGATTCACGAAGCCGAAGTGTCCGCAATGTTTGCGCTCGATCAGCAGTACGACGAATTGCAAAAAGCCGTCAATGAAACTGTCGGATGGGCTAGTCATGATACCGCGCTTGATGCATTCGATGCGTGGTTCGATGTGAACTCAGAAACGCTTTCCCGGCTTTCTGATTCGATCTGCAAATTCCAACTAACTGATAACGAGGTGAAAAAATGAGCAAAGAATTTGAATTACGAATAGCTGGGCCTGACGATGTAATCGTTTTCAGAGACGAGCTTGAAGCACTTCGGGTCGCAAATCAAATAAACAAACAATATTTGGATGATAGGGAAGCTCATCCTAATAGCGAAGTGATGTGTGTAGCCACTGTCCATGAGGTTGAAAAATGAGCACTCGCATGTATGCAAAAATGATCCGCCCATCCCGCCGCGACTTGTCGGGCCGGATTATCCGCATTGACGGGACTAGCAAGCCGAGACACTGGCCGGTTTATCTGGTAATTGGACTGTGCGTGGCGATGATCGTGGCGTTTCTAATTGGCGCTTTCAATGGCTGAATTATTCATATAGAATAGCAATTCGGCTTTGCATCCGACTTTTATGGTAAGGCTTCACATGGACTATGGCGGATACCATCCGTTATGCAAACTTCCGAAAGGTTGATAGTCCAGGTGAAGCCTTTTTTATTGGGCAAAAAATGGAATATGAAAAGTTTATTCAAACGAAAAAAATCATTCCGGTAATTTCTGGATTTGATGTAGTTGGGGATTCGCTTAATTCGAATCTGTTTGATTTCCAGCGTGCTTGCGTTAAGTGGGCTTTGAAGCGCGGGCGTGCTGCATTATTCCACGACACGGGCCTTGGGAAAACTATCCAACAGACATCATGGGCGCATGAGGTCGTTAAGCATACCGGGCGTGATGTGATAATTTTCGCACCGTTATGTGTGGCACAGCAAACAATCCGCGAAGCATTGAAATTTGGGATCGTAATCAATTACTCCCGCGAACAATCGCAAATCAAGCCGGGAATCAATATTACCAATTACGAGATGATCGAAAAGTTCGATCTATCGCATTTCGCAGGGGTCGTAGCCGACGAATCGAGCATCATCAAGAACCGCGACGGAAAGACGCGCAACCTGATTATTGATGCGGTTCAGGACGTTCCTTATCGACTTTCATGCACGGCTACACCGAGCCCTAACGATTTCATGGAACTTGGCAATCAGGCTGAATTCCTCGGTGTAATGAAGATGACCGAAATGCTGGCGACTTACTTCATTAACGATGCCAGCGATACCGGAACATGGATTCTAAAAGGCCACGGAAAGGTTAAATTCTGGGAGTGGATGGCGACGTGGGCATGCTGCATCCGTAGTCCTTCCGATCTTGGTTTTGATGGTTCAAAGTATGAGTTGCCACCATTAAATATGATTCCTCATGTTGTCGAATCAAAGACGACATTCGGCCTATTCGCTGATGTTGCGCAAGGGTTATTGGAACGCAACCATGCTCGGCGCGATTCGATTGAAGATCGTGTTGCTGCGTGCGCTGATGTGGTTAATGCAAGTCTTGAACCGTTCATGATCTGGTGTCACCTTAACGATGAGGCAAAACTGCTATGTGCGGCCATACCGGGCGCTGTTGATGTATCGGGTAGTGATAGCATGGAAAGTAAGGAGAAGTCAGTTAATAGCTTTCTGGATGGCTCTATCCGGGTGAGTATCAGCAAACCGAAGATACTCGGCAGCGGAATGAATTTTCAGCATTGCCACAATACCGCATTCGTCGGGCTTTCAGATTCGTGGGAGCAGTATTATCAGGCTATACGCAGATTCTATCGTTTCGGACAAACTAAGTCGGTGAACGTGCATATAATCAGCGCAGAATCAGAAGGCGCGGTAGTAGAAAATATTAGGCGTAAGGAATTGCAGCATCAGGAAATGAGCGAACAAATGGTAAAACACATGGCCGGGTTTATGAAGCAGGAAATTTTCGGCGCAACGATGAATCGTGAATCATACATCCCAGAAGTTGAAATAATCATTCCGAACTGGTTACAAAGCAAAGTATAATTGCACATCGGCTTGGTATCCGATTTTATAGCAAGGCTTCACATACAGCGTGGCGGGTGCTATCCCGTTATACCAACTCCAAAAGAGACGCTGTAGGTGAAGCTTTTTTTTGGGTGAAATTATGTTGACGCAAGAACGATTAAAAGAAGTATTGATTTACGACCCAGACACAGGAAATTTTATATGGGCGATGAATAGAATGGGGCCTGTCCGTAAGGGTGAAATAGCAGGTACGATTGATAATAATGGCTATGTGAAAATTTGGATTGATCGCAAACAGTACCGATCACAGAGATTAGCTTTTCTTTATATGGAAGGGGTTTTTCCTGATATTGCTGATCATAAAAATGGGATTGTTGCTGATAATAGATGGTGCAATCTGCGCAACCTTTCAAAAACGGCTAATGGACAGAATATATCAAAACCGCGTAGTCATAATAAATGCGGATTTTTGGGAGTCCAAAAACATACTGATTATGATAAATTTGTCGCAAGAATTGTTATTAAAGGGAAAGAAAAATATCTAGGTATTTTTGATACCCCTGAATTAGCACACACAGCATATATTGATGCAAAACGAATCCACCACGAAGGAAATACATTATGAAATGCCTCGACCAAGTAGTAACAGATACATATTCAATTTTCAATTGTGATTGTGTTGAATTGGCAAAAACACTGCCAGATAATTCAATCGATTACACAATTTTTTCCCCTCCATTTTTGTCATTGTATCAATTTTCGAACTCTGACAGAGATATGGGAAATTCAACGGATGAAAGTTTCTGGCAACATTTTGATTTTCTGATTGGTGAAATGTATCGAGCAACGCGTCCAGGACGACTTTTATCATTCCACTGCATGAACCTTCCCACTTCGAAAGTTAATGACGGATACATCGGACTCAAAGATTTCCGTGGCGATCTGATTCGTGCATTTCAAAAACATGGATTTATATACCATAGTGAAGTGACGATCTGGAAAGACCCGGTCGTCGCCATGCAGAGAACTAAGGCACTCGGACTACTCCACAAGACCATCCGCAAAGACTCCAGCATGAGCCGCCAAGGGATTGCTGACTATTTGGTGACTATGCGCAAGCCGGGTCAGAACGATAAGCCAGTGCGTCACTACAGGGATGATGCAGAACTTCGTGCGGTATGTGAAGAAGAAGGTTTAAATCCGATTGACGAAGAATGTAATATTCTGCCGGTCATGTTGTGGCAGAAATACGCTTCCCCTGTATGGATGGATATTAATCAGTCGCGCACTTTGAACTACAAGGCCGGGCGCGATGATGACGATCAAAAGCATATTTGCCCGCTTCAACTTGATGTAATTGAGCGCGCATTGCAACTGTGGACGGCTCCGAATGACGTTGTGTTTACTCCGTTCCTCGGTATTGGCAGCGAGGTTTACAGCGCAGTTAAGATGGGGCGTCGCGGGATTGGTGCAGAGTTAAAGCCTTCGTATTTCGAACTGGCTAAAAAGAACATCGCAGAAGCGCAGACAGGCACGCAAGACATGTTCGCGTAACAAAACGATACAATGATACTAAAAGAGCGCAGCGATGCGTTCTTGGTGCGTTAAAACAGAACGCCGGGCTATTAACCCGGCGTTTTCTATTGTGCATTAACAAGTGGTGCGTTCAAATTACGAATAATCACCTGATTCAATCCTACGATTGACTTCAATCAGTGCTGCCGTGACCTGCCCGCGAGTTGCGCGGCTGATCTGCTCGTCGTGAATGTTGACGGCGGCCAGGATGACGCGGATTCCTTCTCCATCCATCGCCCACTTACCTGTGCGCCCGGCGCGCTCACGGACGCGTATCAGCGCATCCTGAGCCAACTTGATAGTCTGCATAGCATCCGCACCTATACCGTACTCGCACAAGCCCGATATTCAGAGCACATGCCAGCGTACTAAATGCCTGTTCATTTCCATGGCCTTTTAGCATCGCTTGCAGGCTGACTCGGTAGGCTATACCCAAGTCCCGCGTCTGATCGTCGGCAAGTGGCATACGGCGGGTGATGCAGCCCATTGGGTCAATCTTGCGGCGCGGATTACTCTTTTTCATTTTTTACCTTTCATAAATCCACGGAGGAAATCAGGAATATCATGCGCTGGCTTTGTGTTAATTGCCTCGCTACAGGGTGCGCAGTGCATCACCACGCCGTCGGCTATACGTGAGCCTGACTTGATATATGCAAGAACCTTATGGCATGTTTTACAGCGGAATTCAGTCATGATAATTCCTCTTCATACCGTCGAACGTAATACTTGCGAGCGTCTACATCTTCCGCGCACCGGTCGATTACCTCGTTTCGCTCTTGTTTATTTGTAACCCGCCAATGGTCGAGAAGCTTGTTTATCTTCTGCCTGTCTGCAATTGCTTGAACTCGTTCGATCGCGCTCATTCTGCACCGCCTATTTTTGATTCAGAGATCATTAACATACCTTCACCGCTTCGAGAAATTCCAAGCAGGTTAGATGAGATGGAGCCTAACTGCATAACGTCCTGAGCCTTACTTGAATCACCGATTAGCATTGTCGGGGCAACTTTATAACCTTCCTTGGCATTGTGTGCCTCGTAAATCCCAATCAGTTTTGCAGGATATTCAATCTTTGAACCCAATGCCTTAAATCCCCGGTAACGGTTTTCAAATTCACGGGCGATGAAAGGCCATTCATCATCTCGTTTTTCGCACAGGAATACCCACCCGCCCATATCGTGCAGAACACGATGAATAATCGGGTCATCAAACGCCACAGACTCATAAGGCCCGACACGACGAACAGCCTTATCAACTTTTGACCATGCTGAAAATGCAGCATCCTGACTGGAGCCTTGCAGCATTTTTATGATATCGGCAATCTTCGGCATGAACTGGCCGGTGTCCGGGCTGCGTAGGTGTCGGCCCAGCGCGTCACGCACAGCGGAAAGATCGAAGTCCTGCAAGCCCTGCCAGTACAGCGCAATCAGATTGTCGGTCATCTGTTTGCTATACTGTTCAGCAACTGCCCGTATGATATGAGTAAAATCTTCAAGTTGTTCAATTTGCATTTATGCCTCCAAAAAGTTTAATTCGTACTCGTTCCGCCTGTGCTGAGCAATCGGCAGCGGTATCTGCTGCTTTTACTGTCTTTCGTTCATTCAACGGACTACGAACCCATTTTCTCCATGTTGCAAGCCAGTCCAGTTTTAAAGCGTCCTTGCCGGGTTTAGAAATCCAATGGTCTCTAAAGTCGTCAGCAATACGGCGAATATCATCAACGGATAACATTGAGTTTTCTTTGATCGCCCACTCTCCCCATTCCTTCGGGAGAAACCATTCAGCAGATAATCGGGTTCCTTTTTTGCCGGTAGAAGCCACCGGCTGAGACAAGTCTTTTGAATTACCCTTGGTTAATGGTTCTTGGTTAATGGTTCTTGGTTCTTGGTTCTTGGTTGGTATAACGGGGGCTATAGGGGGGGTATCGCCACCCTTAGCCCACCTTTTAGCCGCCCCAATAGCTCCCTGAGCCTTAAACCCTTGATATTTAAGTATTTCAATGTCTGCGCGCATATTTATATATCCGTCTTCAGTAGCCTTAAAAAACTCTTCAAGCACGACTGTGACAGATTCAATATGGTCGCTCATCATTATTAAGCGAGCTGCTTTTGCCGGTTCTGGTATCGTTTTTTCTGATGTGTAGTACAGGTCTAAAAGCCTCCTATAAGCTAAATCCTCGAAAATATTTAGATGCCTGGTTGACAGCGCATAATCCCCGCAGTGGAAAGGGTAATAGTGCATATCATTTTCCCATTATCCTAAGTAACTGAAAACGGATATTAATTCTGTCAAAACGACTAATTCCTGAATCAGCAAGAAGTATTTCGGTTTGCCATATGAACATTTCTTGAACGCTCATTTTGTCTTACCTTCCAGGTAGTCGCTCAATAGAACAAGTGTTTTGTGCGTTGGGTTGTCGTTCTGCCCACGCCTGATCGCGCCGATGGTTTCCTTTGCCAATCCGGTTTTTTCGGCGACCACGTCATTGCGCCTGTCGTGTAGAGCGGCTACTATTTTCTCAAGTGTCATCATTATTAAAATCCTTATTCGTTGATAGAAGCCAAACTATAGCACAGTTAAATAAATTAAAAAACAGTTGCCAATTTGAATAATGCGGCTTATAGTTCGCTTCACTCGCTGACCGAAGCGATTAACTGGGAGACTGAAATGATTAGAATTGATGGCGTTGAATACGCAACAATCGAGGATGCAGAAAGCGTTTTGCTGATTGCAAAGAAAGTGGAGATTTGCAACCTACCGCTGCTCGCCGCGCTGCCCGCGCTCGACTCATGCACCTATCTGTC